CCCGCGTACCGCCGCAGGTTTGCGGGGTAGCGGTTTGGCGCATTTCGACAAAGTAGCACGGAGGAGCCGCTGATGCCTGGACCTCCTCCGAAGCCGAACGAGATCAAGCGCAAGACCGGCAACCCCGGCAAGCGCAAACTGCCGAAGGCGTCCAACGTCATCGCCCTCCCGCCGGTCGCGTCGAACGCGCCGGAGCACTTGGGGCCGCAGGGCAAGGAACTGTGGGCGGCGATGCGCGAGCGCGCCGCGTGGTTGGCCGAGACTGACCGGGCCACGCTGCTGCTGGTCTGCGAAATGTGGGATCGCCGCGCGGATCTGATGACCCGCTTGGCTGCTAGTGACCCGGTGCTCTACACCGACAAGGGCTATGCCTACGCCAACCCGATCGTCGGGATGCTCTCGACGATGGAGCGCGACATCGCTCGCCTCTTCGGCGTCCTTGGCTTCACGCCTGCTGACCGCACGCGCATGGGATTGGCCGAGGTCAAGGCCCAGAGCAAGTTGGCAGAACTGAGGGAGCGATCATCGCGTGGGGCAATCGGGGATTAGTGGCTGGCCTCCGCGCTGGCTGACGCACGTGCCAGCGGAGGACATCGCTGCCGGGGATGGCCCGGTGGCTATCGACTTCATCGAATCGTTCTGTCGGGTGACGAAGGCCAGCGTGGCCGCACCCGCCGGGGACCTGCTGGTGTTGCGCCCCTGGCAGCGCCAACTTGTCTCGGAGATTCTGGCGCGGCGCCCTGACGGTCGGCGTCGCCACCGGCAGGCACTCATCGGCGTGCCGCGTAAGAGTGGCAAGTCGGCGTTGCTCTCTTCGCTGACTCTGTATCTGACGTTCATGGGACCGACCGGCGGGGAGACCTACGCGGTCGCCAGCAGTAAGGACCAAGCGCGGATCGTCTTTGGCGATGCCAAGCGCATGATCCAGATGGACCCGGAACTGGCCGAGGGCGTCAAGCTCTATCGGGATGCGATCGAGGTCATTGAGAACGGCGCGATCATGCGCGTCCTGGCTGCCGAAGCGCCGCAACTGGAGGGTCTGTCTCCGACCGCCGTCTGTTATGACGAGGTGCATACCGCGCCGGATCGTTCGCTCTGGGATGTGCTCTCGCTTGCTATGGGTGCGCGGGTCGATCCGATCATGGTGGGTATCACGACGGCGGGTGTGAAGCAGGATTCCTCGGGGCGTGACTCGCTCTGCTATTCGATGTACCAGTACGGGCAGCGGATTGCCGCTGGCGAGGTGGAGGACCCGGCGTTCTACATGGCGTGGTGGGAGCCGCGCGATCCGCAGGCTGACCACCGTGACCCGGCGACCTGGCGGGAAGCCAATCCCGGTATCGGGGACATCTCCGATCTGGAGGATTTCGAGTCGGCGGTGCTGCGTACCCCGGAGGCTGAGTTCCGTACCAAGCGGTGCAACCAATGGGTGTCCACGGAGACGGCGTGGCTGCCGTCGGGTGCGTGGGAGGCGCTGGCTGATACCGGGCGTGAGGCGATCCCCGGTGAGGATGCGGTGCTCTCCTTCGATGGATCTTTCAACAACGACTCCACCGCGCTCGTTGCGTGGGTGCTGGGTGGGGAGAAGCCGCACTGTGAACTCGTCCAACTCTGGGAGAAGCCTGCCGATTCTGACAGCGGTTGGAGCGTTCCGGTCGCGGAGGTCGAGGCAGCCATTGTGGGTGCGTATCGGTCGGGGCGTTATTCGGTGCGCGAAGTGGTCTTTGACCCGGCGCGCTGGATGCGCACGATGCAGGTCCTAGACGACGAGGGTCTGCCGATCGTCTCGTATCCGAACAGCGCCGACCGGATGGTGCCTGCCACGCAACGCTTCTATGAGGCGGTGCTCAATGGTTCCTTCACGCATGACGGTAATCCGGCGCTCGCGCGCCACGTCGCCAACTGCACCACGAAGCAATCCTCCCGCGGAATCATGGTGAGCAAGGCGAATAACCGCCGCAAGATCGACGCTGCTGTGGCCGCGATCTTCGGTTATGACCGTGCGACCGCCTCTTTCGAGGTTGTCGATCCTTCTCTTTCGGTGTGGTGATGAGTGCGCCCTTCTCTGATTCTTGATGCCGCTGGGATCACCTGTGTGACCGTTGCGGCTTTCATGCTGCACGCGGTCGCTGGCCTTGCGGTTCTCGGCGGTTCCTTCCTTGTCCTTTCGGCCCTCTTGGAGCGTGAGTGATGGCCCTGCTTTCACGCGCTATCAAGCCTGCCGAGTCCCGCGATGCGTTCGCCTGGTCGGGTGTCCCGCCGTATCCGTTGAACTCGATGGCCGGTGGCGGCAACGCGGTCTATGCCGGGGTGCCGGTGACGAACGATTCGGCGATGCGCCATGCGACGGTGTGGGCCTGCATCCGACTGATCTCCTCCACCTTGGCGCAGATGCCGTTGAACGCGGTGGAGTGGCAGGACGATCGGGCGGTGCCGATCGACAAGCCCGAACTGTTGGCGAACCCCTCGGACATCATGTCGCCCTCGGTCTGGATTGAGACCTTCGCTATCGGCCTGTTGCGCGGCAACGCCTACGGTCTGATTACGGCTTACGGTTCTGACGGTTTGCCGACGAAGATCGAGTGGCTTGCCACCGATGAGGTCTCCCCGTTGTGGGAGAACGGTCGCCGTTACCGCTACCGCGGCGTGGTCCACAAGGCGTTTCCTGAGGGTGACATCTTCCATGTCCCGGCGCTGGTGATGCCCGGTAACTTCGTGGGCTTGTCCCCGGTGGACTATGCCAAGCAGGCGATCAGCCTGGGCCTTGGCGCGGAGAAGTTCGGTGCGCAGTATTTCGGTGAGGGCGGTGTGCCTTCGGCGGTGCTCTCCACCGACCAGCCGGTGACGCAGGAGCAGGCCGAGACGATCAAGGCGCGCTTCATGAACGCGGTGCGCGGTCGGCGTGAGCCTGCCGTGCTCGGTGGTGGCGTGAAGTATGAGGCGATCACGGTCGCCCCGAATGAGTCGCAGATGCTAGAGACGCAGATGTTCTCTGCCGAGCAGGTCTGCCGTGTCTTTGGCGTGGCCCCCGAGATGGTGGGCGTTGCCGCTAAGGGCAGCACCGTGACCTATGCCAACCGCGAGCAGCGGGTGGCTGACTTCCTCGCTTTCGGTTTGGGGCCGTGGCTGCACCGCATTGAGGAGGCGCTTTCCTTGGTGTTGCCGCAGCCGGTGCGGGCGAAGTTCAACACGGGCGCAATCTTGCGTGCCGATGTCAAGACTCGCTACGAGATGTACGACCTTGCCGCGCGTATTCAAGCGCAGACCGGCGAGGTGTTCCTGTCCACGGACGAGATGCGTCTGCTGGAGAACATGGAGCCGCTGGGCGAGACGAGCAACCTCAAGGACAAGGTTGCCATCGTCAATTCGCTGATCCAAGCGGGCTTCGAGCCGTCTGCCGCGACTGCCCTCGTCGGGCTGCCTGACATGGCGTATGTCGACGATGTGCGTCCGGTGACGTTGCTCCCGAGTGATGGAGGCCAGAGTGCCTAACGGGGTCGAGATTGGAAACTCACAGATGACCGAATCCGCGAAGCGGGTCACGGAGACCCGGTCCTTTCACGCCGGGTGGGAGATCCGCGAAGCCGAGGACGGCAAGGTGGGTCTGCGCGGGTATGCCGCGCTCTTTGACTCCCCGGCGCATGGCGAGGTGATCCGGTCGGGTGCGTTCACTAAGACGCTGGCTGATGGTGCCGATGTGAGAATGTTGGTCAACCATGACGGTGTGCCGATTGCCAGGAGTAAGAGTGGCAGTCTGATTCTTTCTACTGACGAGCGCGGCCTTGTGGTTGACGTGCCTTCTTTGGATATGAGCAACCCGACTGTGCAGGAACTTGTCAGCGCGATGCGCCGGGGCGACATCGACCAGATGTCTTTCGCTTTCTCTCCGGTGCGCGAGCAGTTCAACAAGGACAGCCGCACCCGCGAACTGCTCGAGGTGCGCCTGTTCGATGTCAGCGTCGTTACCTACCCGTGGTACGACACGACCAGCGTGGGTCTGCGCGATGTGCAGGATGCGCTCGTTGAGGTCCGCAGCGCCGACCCTGAGACGCAGGCCACCGCACTCAACGGCCTGCTCGCCCAGATTGA